GCTTATCAAGAGCTTTTGCCAGTAGACCCATGGGAACAACGCCGACAAGAACGCATTACTGCACAAGGCGCATTGACAGCCGATGATTTTGCATCTACCTACACAAGGCGCGATGATTTTGGTGATGACGCTTTTGTGTTTAGCGCTCGTTACGGTTGCGGAGCTTTGATTTAATGTGCCAACCATCGCAACAAGTCCTTTACAAAGGCGCGATCGCCACAATAATCGATACACTCCCTAGCGTAATTGGATACGATTATTTGATCCATTGCAGTAACGGAGTCCAAAGACCAGTCACACATGATGAGCTAACGGAGATAGAAGTATGACTCCATACGACTATCTCCATCAGCAAATGGTTTACTGGCTATGCGTTGCATTCTTATCGCCTATCCTTTTGGCGATCGCTATTAACATTAATCCGCACAGGTAAAACAAATGTCAGCTATCACAACTACATCCCAATCTCAATCAAGCATTACTCAACACTTCAATCCTGAGCAGTTGAAAGTTCTCAAGCAACAGATTGCGCCTAAATGCTCTGACACGGAATTGGACTATTTTATAGAGGTCTGCAAGCAGACTAATTTAAGCCCTTTCACCCGTGAGATTTACGCAATCTCTAGGGAGACTTGGAACCCAGAGACACAGCGCAAAGAGCCAAAAATGTCGATCCAAGTATCGATTGACGGACTTCGCAAACGCGCTGCTAATTCTGGATACTATGACGGCTCTACAACTTTTTGGTGTGGAGAAGATGGTAAATGGTTGGAAGTGTGGTTAAAATCAACACCGCCAAGCGCTGCTAAAACTGTTGTATATCGTAAAGGTTGTGGGCAACCATTCACAGCCGTCGCTCGTTTTGATGCTTACAAACAAGACTTTAAAGGCAAGCTTTCAGGACTATGGGAGAAAATGCCCGACATCATGATCGGTAAATGTTCCGAGGCTTTAGCACTTCGCAAAGCATTTCCAGAGCAAACCGCTGGGCTTTATGCATCTGAAGAGATGGATCAAGCTAGCAATGTCAGTCCACAGACTCAACCAGTCAGCATTCCAAAGCCAGAAATCGCAACGGGATGGGATGAAAAGCTATGGGCAATCTTTGAAAAGGGCGTAAATAAGTGCGCAACCATTGAGGATCTGGAAAAGCTTATAGCATGGGTTGCGAAAAGCTCTAGCAAGTACGAGCCAAGTCAAGATCAGCTCTCAATCATCACTAATATTTTGGGTGATTTGACTAAGAAGTTTAATCAGGAAGTTGCCCCTCAACCCGTAAAGTCTGCACATGAGTTGGATGAATCAGATCCTACTCCAGAAGAACAAAGCCGCATAGACGCTGACGATTTCTAACCCACACTCACAGGCGGCGCAATGCCGCCTAAACATTATGCAAGAACTACTACAACAAGTTCTATACCTCACTATTAAGATTGCGGTTGCGAGGAGTTAATTATGATCGGAGTATCTATTTTTACTGTGATTTGTTGTCTAGCGTCTTTATGTATTTCTTGTTTTACCCTTGGCTACACTATTGGCAAAAGAAACGCTATTGGCAAAAGAAGCAGATGAGCGATAAGAAATTTAAACTCATCCGCACCATCCGCAAAGATGAAGATGTAACCAAGTACACCGCCCGACTTGATGTATTGCGTCTTATGATGGAACGCCATCAGACCGACAATCCTGATTACGATTATGCGATCGTAGACGAACAAGGTAACCCCGCCGAACTAGCTGATTTTCTTGAATCAGAGCTAGCTCATCCCGTGGCTAAGGCGAAGCGGGTGAAGGAAGAGAAGAAAGAGCAGTACAAAAAGGAAGTAGTCAAGAGGTTGAAGCGATGCTAAGTACAATCAAAGTATCTGTAACCGCCGCGCACATCGCCGCCGCAAAGTATCCTAGTAAGTCACCATTAGCTCTTGCCCTGCGAGAGATGGGGTATACCGATACCCACGTCACTCAACATTTTGCATATATCGGCAACAAAGTTTATGCATTGCCAGAAGCAGCAATTGCATCAGAGCGTTGTTTTGATTACCTTGCTAAAGGCGGTTCTAACCAAGGTGAGATTGCTGAGAATATTTTTGCTTATGATTGCGAGTTAGTGGAGCTAGTGCAATGAAACTCAAAATGATCGAGCTATTTGCAGGAATAGGCGGCTTTAGACTAGCCAGCGATTGGGTTGGAGGAATTGAGACGATCGTCTCAGTAGAAATTAATCCGTTCTGTCAAAAAGTATTAAAGAAAAACTTTCCAAATACACCAATTTATGATGATGTCACAACCTATAAACCTACGTCATACTGCGATCTTGTTGTCGGGGGATCGCCTTGCCAAGATCTTTCTATCGCAGGAGTTCAGAAGGGCATTATCGAGGGCAAAAGGTCAAGTCTATGGTTTGAACAATTACGAATCTACAAAGAAAGTAGAGCAACTTTCCTTATTTGGGAAAACGTCGCAGGAGCTTTTCGCAACGGATTTAGAGAAGTTCTCAGGAGCCTTTCCGAAAGCGGGTACGATGCGGAATGGCAAGTTATCAGCGCAGCCACTTTCGGACATGATCATTTACGGGAGCGGATCTTCCTTATTGCCTACCCAAATGGCTTATTCGGGCAAGCGCCGCCCTGGTCAGACCAAATTGGAAGTCAAATTACGGAAATTAAAACCAACCCCTTGCGCTACGGATTACAAAGGCAGAACAGGCAGAAACTACAAAGACCCAAAACACATCGAGAGAATAGACGATTTGCTAATGTTGCCAAAAGGTCAAGTTTTGAACCCGTGCCGTGGGGAATACCGCATGGGTCTGCCGATAGGCTGGACAGACTTGCAGCCATAGGCAATGCGATCGTCCCTCAGTGCGCTGTTGTGCCATTACTCAGAGTTAAATATTTAGCGTCTCTATTGTAATTGTAACCAAATATTAAGATTAAACCTTATCCCTATGAATTGATTGGCATTCAAAAGGATAGGGTTTATATTTGTATTCATGGCTGAGAGAGAAAGCCGCAAACACAAGTAACACAAAGGGAGATAACGCATCATGGCAACACATGAAACATCACGTTCACAAATCACAAGTCAAACTCACATCCGCGTAGGTAATCACCAATATGCAAATATTGATATTCTTTGGAAAACTACTTACAACAAAGGAGAGCTAAGAGATTTAATTGGCGATCGCTGCTTTTGGTTTGACGACATCACAGTAAGATTTCCCGACAAAACTTCAAGCTCTTGCAGCTTTGTAGAGGTGCAGAAAAGAGCGGTCAATGTTGGTCATCCAAACAACTATCTTACTTACCGCTTTAACACCCGTCTAGAAGCTCTGCAATTTGCTGAAAAGACAAACAAAGAATGGTTGGCTTTTGAAGGAACTGGTTCTGAATTCTTGAGGTCAATCAATGACTAAATCCAAAGGCATCGGACGAGGCGGCGCTAGACCAAACACTGGTAAAGCAAAAACCTTTTTCCGATTCAAAGCCATTCCTGAGAATCTATCCCTTCTTAATAATTGGAAAGAGAAGGGATACGAATCGCGAGATGATTTAATCAATCAAGCTATTTTGCTATTGCTACTCCAATAAAAATCAGCGATCGCCCCATGACAAGCGATCGCTGAAACCCGAAAACTGCATTTCTACCAAATATTAAACCATGAAATATCTACTAATCCTCGCATTGCTTTCTATCTCCACCCCTGCGATCGCGCAAGTTAATCGCACCGTTGGCAATGGCTTCTCTGACCTTGGTAAAATCACAGCTAGAAGCAATCAAGAGGCTTCTAGGCTATGTCGCAAAAAGGGCGGTAACGTTGTGATTAAGACTGGTAACAGATACACTTGCCACTATTTCCAGAGGTTAGCAAAATGATCGATTTAACCCGCATATACGCATTGACTGACGAGATGAAATACGCAGCCCAAAACAAGGGTTTAGACGAAAGAGCGTTACGCGCTCAATTGATTGAACTACGCAGCAAAATCAACCGCGAGCTAGCGGCGATCGTTGTTACTAATACTAGAATTGAGTGATGATCTATTAAATTAAATCTTGAGGACAATCACCCCAGACCACATCGGAGAAAACCATGACAGAACTACAACTCAAACGATTAAAAGACCTCGCTTTTTGCTTGGCTAAGGCTAGTTTTAAACATGATCGCTACTACGGCTGGACGGTTAATCAACTGCACACTTTCTTTAAATATGCGACCGATTACCCCAAATGGAATAACCTAGAGGATGTCTACGACCTTATCTCTGAGTATTCCACTGAGGTCGTGGATTATGCTCATTTAATGGGTAATAGGCTTGAACGAGCAAAGTTAGATCGCTTTGTTGATACAAGGAGCCAGTCAGAAGACTGTACCGAAGAGGAACTAGAGGCTTACGATAATTTGCGCTTTGAGATAGCAGATAGGGTAAGCAATGCTTTTTCTTGTTGTTTGCACGTTGCCTTTGATGTGGTAACAGAACCTTGGATCGGCGGTGTTTTAGGCTTTACTGTTGGAGATTTAAAACGAGCTTATCCTAAAGGTTTTCCAAATTGGTTTAAAGAAAAATTTACTGTCGATTTGGACAGTTTGCCTAGCACTGAATATTTAACTTTGTGAAGGCATGAACTTAACACCACTTCCCAGAGAATCCCATCAACAGTTTTACGATCGCCTTGTCAGAGATGATCTATTAAATTAAATCTTGAGGACAATCTGCAATAATAAAAGTGTAAAGCCACAAAACCACTGCCATGAAAATGAAACCTAAGCCCAAAGGTAAGCCGAAGCCAAAGCCTTATAAATAGACCAAAAGAGGAGCGATCATTGCGATCGCTCTCTCTTTTGCTGTGGTTACTATTCTCTATAATCGTTGTAAATCTCAATGTCACATTCTGACTCATCAGCAGAGCTTATAATCAAACTGTTTTCTGTTGAGAGATCGCATATTAATTTATAAAAATCAGTAAGATTTTCTAACTTAACTTCCACAAAACCGTCAAAGATTTTAGGTTTTGTACAATTGAATCCAACAATAGATCCATTTTCTATAAACGATTCAATATTTCTGGTAGCAGTTAATTTTACTTTCATGGTTACTCCTTTGTTAATTAATCTTGTTTACCCTCAACAAATAACTTACACCGCCGCCTCTTAAATTGCCATCGCTTACAAACCTTACAGAATGATTGCGGATTACGCTTGATGTATGCCTCGCTGTAGCCTGTGTGCAGATACCCTTCAGGGGTTTGGCAGATTTTGATTTGGGCTTGGTTGTTAGTTGTCATGATTTCAAAATATTAAGGTCGTTAGCTTTCTCATTGGTTGCGATTCAATCACAAATAGGCATTTTCGGCTTACCTTATTGCCATAATGAAATACTGGAATACTCGCTATTGCAATATTGCGAGAAATCCAGTATTTTTCGCAATATTGGATTTCTGTCATGGGTTAAGCAGCCTCTCTACGAGCGATCATCTTTTGCACCTTAACCAAAAACTTGTATTGCTCCTTTTGAGCGTCTTGCAAAGCAAGATAGTCGGCGCGTGGATTCGATACTGTGCGATAGATGTTAGCCATGAGAGAATCCATAACGGTTTGAATCTCATTAGTAAATTTTGCGGCACATTCGATTTTATCGAGATTGAATTGATTGGCAAAATTTTGATTGTATTCCCAAATCATGCACTCATGCATAGAGCGTGAAGCTCTTACAAAGTCGCCTTTAGCGATCGCCGCTTGGCATTGATTTTTTTCGTATTCGTGGTTTTCTCTCAAGTCTTGTAGCTCTAGTTCGATTGCGTTTGCGATTGGTGCGAGTTGTGCTGCTGTAGTCATTGCGTTTTCCTGTGTTATTGCTTTCTGTATATACATTACTACCCTTTTGAGGGATAGTCAATACACAAATGATTAGTATTGTCACTGCTTCTCATCTAATTATATAAGTAAAAAGTATCCTTTTAGGGGGTAGTAGATAGTATAGTGATTAGTAGTTAATGAGGTAACAATGTGGAAATAATTAGAGAAACCACAAGAACTACAACCTTGATAGAGTTTGAAGGTGCGGCGTATGTCCGTAATGAAGATAACTCTAGTATTTGGTGGAATAAAGAGTTAATGCCTTATTCGTATGAGTATTCTAAATCTACTGGTAAATGGTACGAGTTAACCGTCAACGGGGATCTCGAATGCGAACTACCAGAATTAGAGCGCAAATATCAAGAACTAAAATCATGCAACTAAATCTCAAGCGCTTACGCAAAGCGCGATCGCTAACACAAAAAGAATTAGCTAAGCAGTGCGATGCTTGGCTAAAAGCTAATGCTGCAAGTATGGATAGCTGCAATCTACGCAAAATCCAAAAGTTAGAGCAGGGTTATTACAGGTTCTTGGAATTTGACCTAATTGACGCGCTTTGCGGTGTACTCAACTGCAATGCTGGCGAGTTGATTAAGGTAGAGAGGGTTTAGAGCATGACTAACACGATCTCAATCCGAAAGAAAGTCGCTGAGCTTTGCGGGTTTATTGGTGATTATCAAGAATTTGTTTTAGATGGACTCTGTGGAATTAACGACAGATCAACCGTTAGAAACCCTCTTGATGGCAGTAAGCAATATATTCCAGTGCCAAAATATGACACATCTCTAGACGCAATCACTAGAGCTTTTGATGATCATAGGTTGACTTATGTTTTGCAAAAAGGCGTAGCAGATAATGGTGATATTGGCTATTTTGCTTCTAACCCTAAAGGCGAAAAGTACTCTGATACAGCAGCTAAAGCCATGTGTTATCTATTTATTCACTGTATGGAGAATAATGATGGCTACAAGTCAGACTGAAGTTAGTATAAACAATAGGTTGTACCTAGAAAAAGCCAATGAAGAAGTCAGCAAAATTGTCATTATTCCTGAATGGCAAAAGCTTTTGAGGGGTTTTGAATGTGAGCTTAGCGCTACCAAATATTCTTTTGAAGAATTAAGAGCCATAGAAATGGCGATCGCCGCTAACCCATTGTTAAACAATGAAGATCGATTGGTACTTGTTCAAGAATTTATAAGTAAAAATAACCATGAGTGACACAGAAAAACAGCCAGAAAAACAGCGTATCCCGATCGCCATTTCATCACAGCAGATGGAAGATCGGTATAGGGTAGAAGCTTCTCGCGCAAAAGCTCAGAAGATGGGTGCTAGTTCTAGGATTTTGAGGTTATTTGAGTAAATTTACAGGGTAAAACAATGTATAGATTTTTAACTAACTTTCGATGGATTCGCAAATCAACAGGAAAGAACTGGAAGCTTTTAGACTCTTTTTTGTCTAATCAAAAGCCTACTTGGTATAACTGGGATTTAGTGCAAACAAATCCTTTGATGATAAAAATGATTGACACTGGATTGGTTACTATTTTGAAAAGCGAGAGTTACGAATGACGCTAGTTGACTGGGAAATACAGCACAGATGCGGCGATCGCTCTTTTGAGCCGCAATGGTGGAATTTAAAGGCACTAGCTTATAAATGGCTTATGCCATGTCCAAAGAATCCAATGATTTATCCATATAACACCGAACAGGTTAATGCGGCTAGCTATGATGTGTGTATTGGTGACAGGGTTAAGCTTTTATCTGTTACAGATCATCGCTATGAAATAGTGCAAAAGACCTTTGTTGACGATCTTGGGTGTGACTACGAAGATTTGGTCAAAGTTCCAAAATACTGTTATAAGGAATGGCGCGATATTGATTTGAGGGAAGTTTCCGATTTTAAGATCGCACAAGGTGATTTCATCCTTACTGAAACTGACAACTTTTTCAATATTCCTCGTAATGTATCAGCACAATTCGCGCTTAAATCTAGTCGAGGTCGCGAGGGTTATGAGCATTTGTCAGCAGGATTTATTGATCCTGCTTGGCATGGCAGTAAGCTAACTATGGAGCTGTTTAACGCCAATCCAAACCCAATCCCAATCTATAAAGGGTTGCGAATTGGTCAAATTATCTTCACGAAAACCAATGCACAGCCAATCAAGGCATACGATCAGCGTGGCAGATATAACAATGACAATGGAGTTAGGGAAAGTAAAGGGTAATGGCAAAAACATTTGAAGACTGCAAGCCCAAAATAATAGAGCTAGTCGAGCTTATACGAAATAAGCAATCCGCAACCAGTCTGTTTTTAGCACTATATGAGACTTTACCTAGAGGAGTTTGGTGTGAAGCAACAAGACAAGGAATTATGCAACCCCGCGAGTTTCAGGCTTGTATGTTGGCACTAAAGCAATATAGGAAGTTGCAAGCCGAAACCGCTATTAAAACTATGTATGGGAGAGAGTAAAGGATGAGTAGATTATTTGCGGATACGACAGACAAAGAGCTAGAGGAAAACTTATCAACTTTTGGTGGTTGCTTAAGCCTTGCTTTTATCTTGCTAATTCCGATCGCTGGTTTCTTTTGGTTCATATGGGAGTCATTAGGTAAGGGGCTTTTGTTTATCGCGATCTTTACCTGTATTTGGTCTAGTGTGCTGGTTTTGGCTACTGACAAGGAAATTAATTTAAGGAATAAGGAGCGTAAAGAATGATGATCGTCAAGATTGAAGACATCCAAGCATGGCTAGCGCAAAAAGCTCTTTGGGATAGCCAGAACATTGAAAGCATTGAGTTCACGCTAAACGGCGAACCATATAAACCGCAAATGTTTTGGACTGATGCCGACGGTAAGCCAACTGACCCGATCGCCGCAGAAGATTTTAAGTTTATGGGCTGTTGCACCCATAGCATTTTTGAGATGATTGTTGGGGATTTGAAATAATGAGTTGGACGTATCGAATCTCAAAGCAAACCCTTGAAAATGGCGATGAATTGTTTGCTATCCGCGAGTTTTACCCAAATAGTAAGGACGAATTAACCAGTTGGAGCCACGAAGAAGTAACACCTGTTGGCACAACACTGGAAGATCTAAAAGGCGAGTTAGCACTGATAATGCAGTGCTTGGACAAGGAAGTAATTGATATTGGTGGTGAAGACAATGAAAAAATGGTACGCGATGTTTGAGGACCGAGGCTTAAACTGCATTGCTTATGGCGGATTTGACACTGAAGACGAAGCGAAAGCTATGTTTGGTGGAAGGGTTAGCTATGCAATGCTTATCCCAGACGATAGATTGGTTGTTTATCCAGATTATCGCGCCGCAAAGTCCCATATAGGACTTTGCGGTGCACATGGCACGGGCAAAACCACACTGGCAAAAGCCTTATCGCAAAAGCTAGGGATTCCATATATCCCTATTGATGCGAGTACTGTATTTTTGGAGTATGGTTTCCACCCGTCCAACAAATTGGATATCCGCACTAGGTTGTTTTTTCAGCAAAAGATTTTGGCTAAAGCTGAAGATATCTGGTTTGAAGTTGACGAACCTAGTTTTATTTGCGATCGCACCCCTCTCGATATGGCTGCTTACTTGCTCGCAGACATTGGTAACAGTGAGTTAGATAAGCATACACAGACTGAGGTCATGGATTATCTGCAAGATTGCTTTAATGTTACGGCTCGGTATTTTGGCAAGATTGTCCTCATTCCTCCTGCAATCCCTTTTGTCGAGCGTGAGTACAAAGCGGCGATTAATCAACCGTTAATATTCAAGTTGCATACTCAGCTTTTAGGGATGCTCAATTATTTGGATTTGCCTTATAAGGAGTTGCCAAAAGATTGCATGGAGTTGGGCGATCGCGTGAAATTTGTTGAAGATTATTTAAGGGGAACGACACCGATCGCGCCGTCACAGGTTGCGATTATTGATGACGATGGGGAGCATGATTAATGTTAAATAATCACACTCGCACGGCTTGGATATTGTCGCTAGTTTATTGCTCAAAGCTATATTACGAGCTAAGGAAAAAATACAAAGGACGTAAAAACGACCGAGCTTTTGATGCTTACGCAAATTTACGGGATGCTTTGCTCAGTATACTTTGCGTGAAATTATGGGATATAAGCAAAAAGCATCCTATAGGTATTTTAGAAACTTGGCTTTGGATTTGTGATAAGTGATGCTCTTAGAAATTGAACGAGCCAAGCTCATCGGCTTTTTCAGCACCCATCGCGGCTCTTACTCTCTACGCTATATCGAAATATGCACGCAAATCAATACGAGCGCATTGCGCTTACTTCTTAACCAAGGCGCGATCGCATACGGTATACCCTGTAATGTTTTCAGATTTGCGTCCT